AGGAACATAGAGAAGTTCCTTACAACCCGTCACGAATAGATGCCATTGGCATTGAGCCATGTAGTAGTCTGCAATGATCCCGTCAGCTGCTTGTTTGCAGGCTTTGTCACCGCATTTGATCTCTATCAAGATGCGTCCGTCGTCGCTAATCCCGTCTAGACTTGCCATGAAGCCATCTATTTCAGGATGGATCGCCGTAGGCCTATTGAGAGATACTCCATAGTGGCTCTCACACCAGGTTCTTGCAAATGGCTCTAGATCTGTTCCACGACGCATTGCAGAGTTTTCTTTCTCTCCCTCTGCAATACCAATCTTCTCGTTATACAGCTGTAGGGGCGTTTTTCCCTTAATGTGGCAATCCATTAGCACGGCTATATCGCTGCTAGTCACGCTTTGCTTTCTTAAAGCAAACCACTCGGCTGTGTGCTGCTCTGGTCCTATTCTGAATGTTGTTTGTTTCATGCTACGACCTCCTTGTCTTGTTGCAATATTTTGTGAACATATAATTTTCTATAGTTTCATCTACAATTTTTGTTAAAATAGACGATAAGTCCTTACCACATTCGTGACATGAATATATAATTTTCCCCTGAAATGGAAATGTAAACATTCCATCTTTACTGGGTTCGTCTTTTCCACAAATCTCGCACTTTTGTAATGAATTGTTCACGCTACGACCTCCTTGTTGATATTCCAAATATGGAATAATTACGGGATCATGAATATCATGGTTCTTAATCGCAGAATCAATTTTTTCTCGACTCTGTACTAGAATCTCTCCGATAGGGTAGCCAAATTCTTTATGTTTTCCAGAGCGGCTTTTAACGACGAACCAATTTTCCATTGTCATGCTACGACCTCCTTGTCAAGCGGCTTTACTTTTGGTTCTTTCTCCAACACACTCGTTAACCATGCTATGCAGTTCTTAAATTTTGCCTTTGGGAACAATTCCATGGTCTTACATGCCCCTGCCTTCAAAACCATCTTCCATATCTCATCTCTTTTCTCTTGTGGCGAGAATTTATCTAGCAACGCCCAAATCTCATTTTGCTCCTGATCGTTTACGCATTCGTAGGTAATTTCTGTGATGACCTCTTCAACGGGAGCTTCTGTAGCTGCTACAGGGACAGAAACCGGCTTTACATCGGCTGTGATCTCTTCCAATTCTTCCTTATCATAGCCGCAGTTTTTGATAACATCTGGAAAAAGCTGACGAGCTAGCAGAGCCATAGCACGGCTGTACAGCATAGCTTGAGGATATCTCTTCCAATTTTCCTTGCTAGCTAATCCGGCTGCCTTCGCGTCGTCCGTGCTGAAACACACTGTCCAGGTATCGCCATTATCTTTTCGCCTCCCGTGGAGGATACAGACGGTGTTGTCGCTTTTACCATCCTTGCTAATAGAGTGCCCTTTGGCACGTATCAGGGCACACATTGTTTCAGCCGGCATGCCTACTTTCCCCTCAAAATAGTGCAGACCCCCATTCAGAGCCTGTAGAGGGTCCATATTCAATGATTTAGCCTGTGATATAATGGAAAATACTCCTACCTCGCCCAATTTAGTGTAAAATTTGGTTGACATTAGCTTGGACACCATGCCATTCCATTCGTCTACATTTTTCAAGTCTATGTTGACTAATTCATTTGCCATCTTGTATATCTCCCTTGGTTTTAGATAGACCCTAGGCCCGTCAGGCTCGAACTGACGGCCTTTTTTTCTTCTACATCTCGTATCTTCTTCAGCACCGCTCCAAGCCTTCTGGTATAGTCCTCAAGCTCGTCGCAATGCTTGGCAATACATGCTTGAAGGTATTTGCTCTCTTCTGATAAAAAGGAAATTTCGTCCTCGAACGGTTTTTGATTACTCATGTACGCCTCCACAGGCTTTACAATAGCCTATCAACGATTCATCTCTAAAGTCACCGCGTGCCGTCTGAGCTATTGATTGCTCCCACTTCTCAGCGCATCTCACAGAGCAGAAAACTGCTTTAGGATCATACTCAGAGGCATAATCATCACCCTTGGCTGGATTTGTCCAGCCTTGGCAGTAGTCGCACATCTGTGGCATCTCCACTTCTGGGTCTAGTAGCCTGTCTAGCATGTGGTTGGTCCTTCTTTACACATAAATTCTTCGTGTTTTTCCCAAATTTTTAGGATCATCTCTTCGTCTAGCATATAATGAGTAGCCATCACATAGCTTTTGTGTTGTCTTTGTAGCCATTCCATTTCTTTTTTTAGCTCTTCTAGTTCTTTCTTCATAATCTCTATCATACTTTCCTCCTGTTCTCTATCCCTCACCGCTACGACCTGCCGCGCGAAGGCGGAACAGGGAGACATATTCAAGATGGTCTCATTCTAACACAATTACTAAATCAAGTCAAGCGTTGACACAAATAATCTTCTCGTGATACATTGATCATCGTAAAAGAAAGGAGGGCTATGAAGCTCAAGGCATACCTGGAAAAAGAGAATCGCAAGCAACGTTGGTTAGAGGAACACCTGAAGCGCCACAAACAAACGATTTCACTATACGTAAGAGGAGCCGCTGCCATACCCTATCAGGACGCAAAACTCATCGAGATACTAACTAAGGGAGAAGTCACCATGGCAGAAATGGGACATAAGGGGGATTAAATGGTTGCTGTACAGTTAGATCTATTCAGAGAAATGACCTCAGATGATATCCTGAAGGCAGAAATTGACGAATTGAAAGAGCGGCAGGAAAATATGCGACGCGGACTATTTGCCCGTCACAACGATATGGTTAAACTTGTATTCAGCCTCCAGAACGAGGTTGAGGGGCTTCAGGGCAAGATTAAAGAGATGCGGAAGGGTGTGGCATGAGCGAGTGGATTTCTGTTGATGATGAACTACCTCCAGAGGATCAATGGGTGCTATTGTGCGAGGTAAAAAAAATAGAAATGGGGATTCGAATTGGAAATACTTTTCATTTACCCGATTTAGGATATTTTCCTGTTCACCCTAATCACTGGATGCCTCTGCCGTCGCCGCCGAAGGAGAAATAGTCATGGAATGCCAAACGAATAAGGCCATTTGTCTAGAATCCTTCGCCAACGAAACAATTTTTGATGAAAAATTGACTCCAGAAGAGAGTGCCGAAGTGATACGCGTCGCCGCCGGCATCCTCGCCACAGCTGTCATGGAGAACAAGCAGTCGCTCAAAAATCGTGTAAAGCTACTCCAGAAGGTATACGTCGCTATGGAGAACATGTTGAGAGAGCAGGAGAAGCAAAAGAAAAAGCCCTCTAGTGTAACCTAGAAAGCTAAACGCAACAATTTGGATGAAGACATGTATCGACATGTCACCTCCACTATAACACAAGGAGAAATTTTATGGATTACAAAGTCGGCGAAAGACCACCAGTCACATTCAAGCACGAGCTCCCAAAAGTATTTTACAAGTACTACAAAGATAAAATCCTAGGACAGGATTTCAATCAGGAAGAGCTTGAGGAATTGACGGCGATCGTGTCAGGAATTCTCGGAGCGCTTATAGCCCTTTCTATGCCCGACGTAGCCGGAAGAAAAGTCCTTAATGAATACCTCTTTTCAAAGATCAATGCGCAGTTTGATGTGGTGGAGAAGGAGCGTCTACTAAAGGAAAAGGCTACTTCGAATGTAAAGAGCGCCTCGGACCCAATTGGGATTGCCGCCAAATCTGCTTTCATAGCCCCGAGGAAAAAAAAAGTAGCCCAACAATAGGGCTACAGGGGTGCCGCGCGGTAGACTGTGCCGCGTGGCATCCACAGAATAACATAGACAAAATGCAGGAGCAATCTCTATGAGTGACCAAGGATGGGAAGCCATTGCGGTGATCGGCGCTATGTTTGCGTCGATGATCGGAGCATTTATAGGGCTTTGCTGGCTGTCCAAAAAGCTGGACGAGTGACAAGAAATGATTAAAGATGGATAGGTTTGGCTAGGTTTGCTCAAAGATGCCTCACATATAGGCAGGAGCGGAATAAGTTTGACGGAAAGTTTTTAGTGAGAGTAGAGTAGGAACAAGTTTAACAAAGGATAAAAACCTACTCTCGGGATCATTGGCGCTGGTACGCCTCCCCCGAGAGGACAAAGTATGTGCAATACTTTGATAAGAACATAACACCAGGGCGGATTACCATCAAGTACCAATTGAGGTAACCCAAGTCTCTTATGATCACCAATCTAAGAGTCCCAAAGTTCATATCAAAATGTCGCATATTTTGTCTCCTTGAAAGAATTTTTAACAGGAGAAAGATATGTCGGAATCTGAGTCAGTAAAAGAACGATTTGTTTCAAAAATTATAACTTTCAGAGCAGGGATAGCCGAACATGTCGGAATAAGTGCGGCTATAATTTTTGAACATATTATTTATTGGATAGAACATAACCACAAAAAACAAAAAAAATCTGATGACCCGACATCTTTTTATGACGGTCATTGGTGGATGTATGAGAGCTATGATGAAATGGCGGAGTGGATACCATTTTATGAAAGAACTTGCATTGTCAATGGAATAGCTGCGCTGGAAAAAGCGGGCTATATTGTCAAAGGAAATAATCCAAGAAATAAATTGGATAGAACAAATTGGTATAGATTATCAAATGAGATAGAGTCTCAAATTATATTTACGAAAGACCACAGTCTGAACGATCGAAAGCACAAGGAGTGCTCTAACGACAAAACAGGTCATGGTCTATCCTCATTATCCAATAAGGAAGATAAGATAAATAAAGAACAACAACAGCCTCCGGCGCCTGCTGCTGTTTTTTCTTGTCTCATCCCATTAGGAATGCCTCAAAGCGAAAAGGAGTGGATCACTAAAGCTTATCCTGAGCCCATCGTTGCCGCGGCCGTAAAAGTGGTGACTCATCCCTCCTTCAAGGTCAACGAAACGCTCCAGCAGGCCGTAAAGCACTTCTGCAAGAACCCTTCCGAGCCTCCCAAGTCCCCAGAAGAAACAGCAGCAGCAAACAAAGTAATCGCTAAGGCGATAGAGGCGAAAGCTACCGTTCCGAAAGGCGTCCGCTTCGAAGTATTAAGCAAGGAAGTGGTCATAGGCCATTCGGGTGGCAATTATGTAGACAGCGTGATAGAGTACTCGACCAATGGATTTAAAGAACAGATAGAGAGCGCTTTAAGGAAACACAACATTAAATGGTGAGGATGATATGAAATTTATAAAAACGAATGGTAGCGCATATGTGAATGTGGATTGCATTAAATATTTACATATTCAGAAATATGAGGATAAATATTTTATTACCGCATATTTTACTTATCAAAGCGATATCATGATGGATTCAGTATGTTTAAAAAATGGATTTGACACAAAACAGCATGCTCAGGAATGGTTAGACAACTTCATGAAGGAGAATGGCCTTGCATAAATTCACCTTCTACCCAGGCAGCGAGTCCTTCCACTGCAACGAGGTCGCCATCGACCCGCTGGCGGTGGTCGAAATCTACGTCGACGAGGTACAGGCTCCTTTGGCTCATAAGCCAGGGCGCCCAGACTTCACGGATACCGTCTTTGCCGTCATGGTCGATCAGCAGCCGCTAGGAATCTGCATCGTGCAGCGCTGCGTCTTGACCTGCCTAAAGCGAGAGGTGGCCGACAACCTGGCGCGGCTGCTTCAGGAGCTGGTCAGGCTGAAGAAAAAACTGGCAAAAAATCCCCCGAATCCGCATACCCCACAAAATGGAACGAAAAATGGAATTAATTGAAATCGAGACGCAGCTCTGCACCCCTAGCATGGCTGAGTACTTCGCGCGCTCTACCATATGTTGCCCGACTTGCCATAAGGCCATGTCCTACGCCAATAAAGCCACAATTCTCGTTGGAGCAAATCCTACTCGCGAGCTATACTGCCTGAGCTGCGGACACCGCGAGAAGGCTAAACCATTGAATTACAGCAGGTCGTAAACATGGCAGTCATTCTGGATGAATATGGAAAGTATTCTATTAAGCTGGAGAACGGTGACACAGCAGGAGGCTATATCATAGATGCTGTTTTTAAGGAGATGGAGAAGCTCCAGAAGAAGGTTGAGGAATTGGAAAAGAGACTCGAAAATCACATCCAAGCTCAATGTGGGCCTGGAGATGTACACCTCTAGTTACCAATTCGGTAGTTTTTGGTAGGAGGCTGGTAGTTGCGGATCACCGGTGGAACACAAATGAGAATAAGAAAACCTATACACTTAAGCGACGATAGGAAAACTTTTTATAGCGATCTAGGCACTTTCGAATTCCCCGCCGAAATTCTCGATGCCAATGCGGGTGATTTCAGTGTTAAGTTTGAATGTGCCGACGGAAGAAGATACACTGGCTTTTATGACTATAGGGACGAAGGATTTTTGGAACGCTCTCGTCTCCGTGAATTTCGTGAAGATTTAACTGAATTTATGAAAACAAATCGTAAGTCAGCTTTTTCAGAGCTTCTAGACGAAATGCAACTAAAAGAGAAAATGGAATGGAAGGGGCATCATTGGTGGTTCACAAAACAAGAAAAATGAAACACAAACACTATTTAGGATTATATGGATCAATTTGACACTATTATTGAATATTTGAAAGCAGTTGAAGCAAGACTAGCTGCGATAGAAAAACAAAATGCTGACGCAGCATTAGAAAAACAAGCTACTGAAATTGAAATCCTAGAGTGGAAGCCCACGCCAACCGCAAAGTATCATCACGGGTACGCCAAGGTCAAGTATCGCCAAGGCGTCGCTACCTATATTCTGAAGGACAAAGATGGAAAGCATTACTTTGCCCCGCTCGCCACCAAAGAAAGCGAAGAGTCACCCGAATGGTTGAATGGATGGGAGTTCGACCTTAAGACCCAAGACAATTTTATCAAGAAAACCTTGGCAGAGCTGAGAAAGAATCATCCTAGTGGATGGACAAAAGGTCAATACAGGGCCACGGCTAGCGTTTTTAGTCCTCAGCCTACCCCCACACAGGCCGCTCCACAATATACGCCCCAGCAGCCTCCAAAGCCCGTCCAAATGCAAATGCCGATGCCTACAGTAACACCAGACTTCCCATCCCACAACGATGACTCGGTTCCATTCTGAGGTAACATGGAAAATGATGACTGGGGATGTAAAGATGGGCTCGTACTTAATGCCAAGGGCAAAGACACCGACTATTTCACTATCCCTTGTATCAAAATAGGCCCAGACAAAATCAAATTCAATCGCGCGGCGTTCCCAGACTGGACGCCGGATGACTTTGCTAAGGCGTTTTTTGAGGTAATAGAAGCGGTTTCCATATACAAAATAGAACGGAAATCACCTAGTGAGACATAACCCCTATTACGACATCCTCACCACATGGGTCGCATACCTGGCAGTGGCGGCAATAGTCGCCACTGGCCTTGGCATCTTTGCAGGAATATGCTATAAAGTTTTTACACTGTTCCTTTGAGGTAATATGCCATATTACGACTGCATTAAATGCCTCGACGTCATACATGATGACAGATCATTTCAACCGGAGATAGCCGATAATTATATCTGCCGCCACTGCACAGATGAAGCTATAAAACTTCACAGCGCAGAGGGAGTAATGACCATTATACCTGGAATAGACCGTTACCTAATATCGAAAGCGCAACAACGGCAATATGCTATCAAAAGCTTATACGACAAGGGGCTTAGCGCCGAAGATCTACACGCCGCTTTACAAGATCTCTGCCAAAACAAGGACAGAGCCGACAGACGCCAAAAAGCCATTGAGGGCAGCATAATGAAAAACCTAAATCCTGAAATCGAACCAAGCCCATCCTATGCCGCGATCGTCGCTAGAGTGCAGCGCCTGCGCGATGAATTAGCATCTATAGCTGACGAGTGCCAAAGAGATGCGATCCATAACGAAGACGAAGAGGAAGCAAAAAAACTCTCTTCCATGGCCTATGCCTACGAACGGGCGGCAGAAATGATAGACAGATATTTTGAGGAATTCATCTCGTGACCGATGATCTATAGAGCCAGCGAACCATTAGAGCCCATCGATCCTCTTAAAGACGCTCAATTGCATAGTAGGATTCAAAAGTTTTGGGAATACATCCAATCATTTCAAGGCGAACGCTGGCCGGATGATATATGTAATGCGGAACACGAAGTTTTTCTTGAACTAGAAGCGGAATATAGACGTTTATTTAAGGAATTCATCTCGTGAAACTTTTGTTCAACTGCGACGAATGCACACGATCAATAGACGCCTCAAAACAATCTTCCACATCTTGCACACAATGCGACAAAAACTTTTGTACACCAGAGTGCTACAGCAAATATCATAGAAAATCAGCTTGCAAAGGATCCTTCATTTGCATTACAAATCCACAATACATAGTCAATCTTAGACAAACCCTACACTGAGAGAAGAATATGCTAGAACGTATAGAGCGCCCGCTAACGATGCTTCTCGAGCTAGGTATCCTCGGATTCATCCTACTGATCCTATACAAAGTCTTCATGCACATATGCTAAGGCATAAGTTCCACGCCAAAAGATGCGAGGCCGATGGCAAAAAGTTCGCTTCACAAAAAGAGAGATCCTATTATCATCAGCTAAAACTTCAGCAAACTGCAGGTGATGTCCTTTTCTTCTTACGACAAGTCCCGCTAGAGATCGCTGGCGGAGTAAAATATGTAGCTGACTATCTTGTCTTCTATAGCGATGGACATGCCGAATTTATCGATGTCAAAGGCATGCGCACCCAAACCTACATAGCCAAGAAGAAAATGGTGGAAGATCTATACCCTATCGAGATCATTGAAAAATAATCTCACTGGTTTATTTATGGCTTGGATACAGTTTCGACATGCTTTGCCAAATAAAAAATCACCCGTCATAGTCAGGTCCCCAGGATCAGAAGCAGGCTCAAACCTCTTCGAACTGTTTCAAAAATGGAACAACAACTACCGTTTCATCCAACCCAATCCCCCTACTCATTGGTGGGAAGGACCATTAAATATGAAGAAAGCCAGTAGCTTATTCAAACTTTATCCTTGACCATATTCAATTTATCCTATTTGTATAAAGAAGTAGCATCCTTACTGTATGTCCTCAAATAGCCTATAACTCTTAAAGGAATGTTCTCCAAATTCATCCCCAACCCAACGCAATGCGATACCGCAGCAGATAAATAAGCAAATTTCCTGATAACACCACCTACCGTATGCTCCATCGCTCTGCCAGTTCCATTCTCTTTCCTTCCGCCCTTATAAACGGGTGTCTTCAATTTATGCTTTATGAATGATATATAATCGTCATAAGAGATATCCACCAACGCCCTATCCGAAATATCAGAAAAATAGGACAACACCGATCCCATCGCTTTCGGATCATCCTTATACTTCAACTCAAAAGCATCCACCATCCGATTCACATCTTTTTCAGAAACGCCAAAGTCATCCGCTTCTTCTATAGCCATCTCCTTCAATATCCCAAATAGTGTCGCTGTCTCCTCGTCCTTGAAAGTCCTACCAATACTAGTGTCTTTTCCCTTCACCCTCAAACGAACCATGCACTTGTATGTCGTTTCTCCATTTTTCCCAATATGCTTTTGTATCGATGCCATGCTCTTTAAACTTCTCCATCTTCCAAATTAAATAACCTAATTCATAAAAACTAAAATGCTCATCCACAGGCAACCCAAATCGAGACAAATAAGCTATCTGCGATGCAGTAGCATCCAGTTCCTTATTAGCACCAAAAAGATCGTGCTCCACATATTCATGACTTCCTAGCTTAACCTTGTCGAACTCGTCGGCAAATTGTAATAGCCGCATTCCAGGTTTAAGCCTCTCTTCCATCTGACTCTTAACAGGAAAGCCGCACCCCAATACATTGAATGAACAAATATTGTGATTAGCATCTGAAATGTCATACACATAACATCCTTTCTTCCCAGAATTCGGACGCACACCCCTCCCTATCATCTGGCAATAAAGAGACTTTGACTTTGTAGGCCTCCCAAGAATCAGCGCTTCAATACCAGGATCATCAAAACCTTCACAAAGAAGCTGTACCCCACACAAATATTGGTATGAACCCGAACGAAATCCAAGCAATACTTTCTCTCTATCATGCTTAGACATCCCACCATGAATAAAAGCACTGCTTCTACCACTCTCTCTAAGAGCCATGCTGATCTCCTCAGCATGATGCACATTCAAACAGAAAATAAGCGTCTTCTTGTCAGCACACTCATTCCGCGCCGTATCCAAAATGATCTTGTTCCTGTCGTCCACGTCCAGATATCTTAAAACCTCTTCCGACAAATCACCCTTATTCCTATTCTTCTCCTGAATCTCTATCTCCGTCTTAACCCTATAGCAAAATAAGTCACAAAGAAACTTGTCCCTCATCAAATCAAGGAAATTCCTCTGAAACGAAAGCACCTCGAACTGGGTCAATAAGGATATACCATCGTTACGCTCAGGGGTAGCCGTCAAACCAAGCACCTTAATCTTATTCTTGGCGCATTTCTGCAAAAGCTTGCCATAGCTCTTAGCCCCCGCATGGTGCGCCTCGTCCACAATCAAGACATCCCACCTTCCACTATCCAACAGATCATAGTTCCTATACAAAGCCTGTTGCGTCATCACAAGATGCGTCTTGGTCCTAGCATCCCTATCCATGCTGACAATAGGCCCAACAATTTCAATACCCTTATCATAGATCTGGTCCACAAGATCCAATGTAGGAGCAATAACCAAGCCCCTCAACCCTGATTCCTGCAAAAACTTCCATAGCACCACAGTTTTACCAGCACCTGTTGGCAACTGAACAAGCTGAGTGCCATGTCTCTTAAATATGTCAACTATGCAGTCAACACATTCCCTTTGATATGGCCTTAAAGTATACCGCATAAATGTTCATTCCCTGGGTCATTTTTCCTAGCTATTGCGCAACGTTCCCAACATTCATCTAAATACCCTTCTACGGTCATAAGGTCAAAATCCTTAAACTTAGAATATTCAAACACTAAATCACTTATGCAGCGGAACAATTCAATTTCTGCTATCGATGGTAAACTTCCACCAAGAGGATTCGGGGTGTCAACATGTTCGCTAGTCTCAAATTTCTCTAAAACATACCTCAACGCAGAAACAGCAAGCATCAATTCAGGGTTTTTAAAACCAAGATCCTCGAAAACATTTCCACTTCCCATCTCAATATTTATCTTATTTTTTTTCTTTTTCATTTGTCCCCTTATTGATTTTATTTATCCACTCTTCCGCCAATGACGCCACCAAGCTAGACATGCTAATGTCCAGTGCCACACACTCTAAATGCAACGCCTTCTTAATCTCAGGCGACAGCTCAATTACAAGCTTCGCCTTACCATTTCTCAGTTTCATATCCTCCCTCCCTCCATCTCCAAAAAATAATGGGACATACAAAAATCAACAGCGATTATCATCTTTAACACCCTTGAAGGTACACACACAAACGGATGATAGCGACCCACAAAAACAACATGCCTCTTCTCCATAAATCTCCTACATTGTTCCCTTTTTCTCTATCCTCATAAGCAACGTCTCCCCATCCGCCCCAACCTTTAAAAGATCAACGTAATCCACATCCTTGTTCTCTAATATCAAATGCAGCCACCTAATAGCGTCCCCCTTCGTCTTACACTCCGCTGACCTATCACCGCCTCCTATAACGTGCCCTCTAGCTTCGTAAATCATAAAAATCTCCTTATTGTTTAATCATCCTTGAAATAGGGGCCGAAGCCCCTGCCACTTCATCTACCTACCTGCAAGCAAATAAGGTCCAGCCCAAAACTCCACAAGTGTCTTTTCTCCTTCGTTAGATTCCTTGTAAAACTCTACATAGTTGAAATTCTGTGGACCCAGGAAATTCAACAATTCCAGTGCCTCGTCCAGCGCCTGAACTTTAGAATCACAAATCATGGTATGAAGCCCACCACCTCTTTCCTGTGCGATTGCTACATATAACATAACCTTCTCCTTCTGTTTCACTCTTTATTGAGTAATGCGAACATACTAACATGTCAGCACATTTAAAACAATACGAATCTTTCTTTTTTCTATTGACCATAGATAATACTTTAATGTAAACCTAAGTCATGGCACGCCCAAAAAGAGTAATAGATTGGAATGTCGTAGAACAGCGCATGGAAGCCGGATCACCAGCTAAAGAGATTGCGGCTACATTACGAATTGAGATAAATACATTCTATGATAGATTCAAAAAAGAATACGGTTGCGGTTTCGCCGATTATGCCGATGATTTTCACTCTGCTGGAAAAAGCAATATAAGACATATTCAATATCTAAAAGCCCTAGAGGGCAATATCCCTATGCTTCAAATCCTAGGCAAACACTGGCTAGGACAAAATGACAAAGATACAGGTGATTTCCAATGCACAGTAAAGATCGTAGATGCACGAAGTAACAGTGCCACACAAATTCCAGTGTCGACCCTACCAGGATCAAGCATGGACAGCGATACAGCACGGAGCTAAACGCCTCGTATGCTGCTGGCACCGAGGATGCGGCAAAGATTTGATGTTTCTCAATGCACTCATTGTAGAGATGCTGCAAAAACCTGGTGTCTATCTCCACTGCTTCCCCAACTACTCACAAGGTAAACGCGCTATCTGGGATAGTATCCATGACACAGGTCAAGGCGAGGCAATGGGGTATCTCGAACATTTCCCAAAAGAATTGATAGCCTCAAAGAATTCATCAGACATGATGATAAAACTAGTCAATGGCTCGGTGTACTCAGTGCTAGGACTCGACGGCAAAAATGCACAGCGAGCCCGCGGCATGAACCCGCGCTTCGTCATACTCAGTGAATACGCATTCATGGACCCTGAGAGCTGGTATACGCTAGAGCCTCGTATCACACAAAACAATGGGACAGCGGTGTTTCTCTCTACACCTAATGGACAAAATCATTTCTATAGCCTCTACAACTATGCCAAGAGCAACCCGAAAGAATATTTCACCAGCTTCCTCACTATAGATGACACCAAGACAGTAACAAAAGAACATATCGAAAACCTAAGACGTGAAGGTGTTCCCGAGGACTTCATACAACAAGAATATTACTGTTCCTTCACCCGAGGAGCAGAAGGCAGCTACTATGGTAAACAAATTCAAAAGGCACGTGAAGAGGATAGGCTTACGAATTTGTCTATCAATTCAGCACTTCCTTGCTACACGGCGTGGGATATAGGTGTGGGCGACAGCACTGCTATCTGGATTTTTCAGTGCCTCAACAACGGCAAATTCAACTTCGTGCACTACTATGAAAACCATGGGGAGATGCTCCAATTCTATGTCAAATACCTCGACGATTGGAAGCAGAAGAATAACATTATGTGGGCACGTCATTTCTTTCCGCACGACATGGACAATGACGAATTCATAGCAGGCAATAGGTTGGAAGCAGCTAGGCAGCTAGGACTAAACGTTGACATTGTACCCAAGGAAAAGAAGATCGAGGAAGGTATCAACCGAGTGAGGTCGATGCTTCCATTCTGTTCATTTGATTCTGAAGGGTGTAAGAGAGGGATTAAATGTCTCGACTTTTATAGGAAAAAATACAACGATATATTAAAAGTATATCATGATACTCCAATGCACGACCAGTGGTCACATGGCGCTGATGCAATGCGTTACGCATGTGGGGGAATAGAACATTTTGGGACGGCCTCTAACTCTATGACACCTGAAAAACTATCACAGCTAAAAGCTAGAGCATCTGGAAAGCCACCGCAAGCGCCCCGTCCCCCAAACAATTTTATGAGATAATCAACAATAGGAACGACATTGGATGAAAAGTAAAGTTTGCGAGTTATGCGGTTCTCGAAAGCATGTTTCCCGATTTACAAATCAGTGCCGCGCATGTTATGGAAAACTCTATTACCAACGAAGAAAATCAAATCCTTCGTCATGTCCAGATTGCAAAAGGGAACATTTTGGAGGAACGACGCGGTGTTGCAATTGTCGCTGGAAAAGGAGCAACGAAGTAAAAATCCTTAAAGAAAAACTGGATGAATATGTCAAAAAATATGGCGAACTCAAATCATAGTTAATGCAGGATACTTATGGCAACAGGCAGCGGCGCGTTAGAAAGAAGTCAGGTTGTACCTAATGTGTATCAAGGGTATTACCAAGATGGGAAACGCGACATTGTTGCCGAGGCCGACGAGCGGTACATGATGAACATCTCTGCTTGGCAGGTGTTCTTTTACGAGCAGTTGATAGACAGAAAAGTATACCTTGGCGACCAGCGCTATCTAAATCAATATTCTGGCTCCAACTACGAATATCAGAAGTATATCTTCAACAACACAATGCCTGTTGTCAATATGGTGTGTGGTCGTCAAAGACAACACAGGAAGGCGACACAGATTCTGCCGGTTCAAGGCTCAAGCTCAAAAACGGCCTCACAAGCCACTAAAGCAGTACAATCCGCATACTACAATGACGACACCTATAACACTATTAGTTCATGCTTTAAAGAAGCTGCTGGGGTTACTGGTTTATCTCTTATGCACTCTTGGATTGATTATCGCTCTGATCCTATCTGTGGTAATCTTAGGACTGAGTGCATTAGCGCGGACATGCTTATCATGGATGCGTTCTGGAGGGAGATGGATCTTTCGGATTGTCAGTTCATCCGCACTCGTAAATATCTTCACAAAGCACAGGTAAAGCAACTGCTACCAGGTCGTGAATCAGAGATAGACATGCTGAACGATCAGGCGTATTTCGATACAAAATTTACCTTTATGCCTCAGCAATACAACATTCGTAGAAAGGGGTTTTTAGCCTATGACGAATACTGGTATAGGGCGGAGAGGAACGCCACGTTTATTGTGGATCCTGAGACTTACGAATCAACGGAAGTGGATTTTGACAAAGACGAAATGGAAGCGTTGCGTTACAGGTATCCGCAAATAGTTGTTGTTAAGGAGAAGGTGCCGACGGTGCATCTGGCTATCATCGTCAACAATGTGTGCATGTATGATGGTCCTAATCCCCTCTCCATTGATATGTATCCGTTCACTCCCTTTGTTGGGTATCATGACTTAGCCAACAATAACTACGCTTTCCGTTATCAAGGGATGGTTCGTAATATTCGTGACCCACAATATCTGTACTCGTATAGGAAACAACTGGAATTGGATTTATTGGCGGCGCAGTTTAGTGGAGTAGACGTAGAAGAGGACGCATTAATTGATGATGGAGACGCATTTAAGGTTGGGCCTGGCAAGGTTAGGTTCTTCAAGAAAGGCCGTCTACAATCGCTTATGGACAAGCCTGGAGCGAACATCAACCCAAGCAATTACCAAGCGACGCAATTCCTCAAAGAGGACATACAAAGCAACGCTGGGGTTACTCCAGAGCTTTTGGGTCAGGCGGAAGATTCAGAGGTGGGTATTACTGAGCAGCTACGTCAAGGCGCGGCGCTTACCACGCTCCAGGAGCTGTTCGACAATCTCGACCTATCTCAACGCAATGCAGGACGTTTGCACTGGGCGCTTATTCAGAAGAACTATACGTTAGGCAAGGTTCGTCGTATGATCGAGGACGAGCCCACAAATGAATTTAGGGACAAGTCATTTCAGCAATACGATGCTGTTGTCACCAATGCTCCTCTCACAGCCACCACCAAACAGCTCAGCTTCCTACAGAAGTACACTCTATGGAAAGATGGCCTTCCAATACCTCCTGACCAGCTTCTTGAAGACCTTACCATCCAGGATAAGGATAAGCTTATCGAGGCTATTCAGAAGCAGCAGCAGCAAGCTGAGCAGCAGCAGCAACAACAGTTCCAATTACAGATGGAGAATCAGCAAATAGTCAACGACAGTTTGAGGGCTAAAGCTGAATCTGATCGTAGTTTGAGTCATGAGAGAGAAGGGAAACTGAGGCTGGAGCAACATCAGATTGTGACAGCGCATGCCAAAGCGTCGGCGGAGCATGCTAGAGCGTCATTAGATGAGATTAAGGCTGCCAAAGAGATGCAGTCGATGAACATTGACAACTTTGAAAAAATAATTAGACTCGTGCATGATATACAAGACAGCGATAGGCAGCACGAGCTTGCAATGTCTACCGCTGTTGAAAAATCAAATCCCAAAGGAGGGAAAAATGGCACACAGTCATAAGAATACATCAATGGGCGGATCATCAACTGGTGATTCAGGTTCGCACTATATTCCTATCAAAGAGAATGTAGATCCCAAACCGCCAGCAGGTGCGTCGAATTCATACGAGCAGGTCCGTAAAAAGATTGACCGTCATGATGATTCAGCACTAGCTAAAAAACATTATACACGCGAAAAGATGATGAACAAATAAATATGGTGGGCACTCAGTTGCCCATCATTTTGAGAGGTAAATATGTCACGTATCAAGATTATGCCGGAAGGTAGAGATGCGGCAAAGCCCAAGCACATTCCTAAATCTAAGGATCTTAGTTTGACAGTACCGCGTTTCCGTCCACCTGGTGGGAAGCCTCCATTGCCAATGGAAAAGAGCTATAATAGACAGGGTGGCAAATGACCATGATACCCCCAAAGATCAAGCAATTGCCGAAGCTTCGAAAGAAGGTGGTTGGCTATATTTCTAAGCCGCAGGCGAGCTCTAAACATAGCAACCGCGACCTATATATGGGCGGCGCTAAAATGGTTAAGTAATGGTAAGGGGATCTGACAAGACTTACGGCGAGCTAATGCTCGAGGCTGCTCTCAAAACCACCTCACAAGAGGTTGGGGAGACGGTTGAGTCGGTTATGGACAGGTTCCAATCTATCATTGAAGACGCCGTTCAAAAGAATCATGAGAAGGGCACCCGTGGTCGATATTACATTCATATTTGGGTCAACAAAGAGCCCTATGCGAACAATACTTTGCATATCTATCCCCAGTGCCGAAGGACAAGGCCGAGCCCGTATCAAGGTCATGACCATTTCTTATGGTTGGTAGAGGATGGTGGGAAGGTTACATTTCAATGGTGTATCCCTAAAAAAGAGACTCTACAGTATATCTTGAGCAATCCACTAGAATTTGATGTGGAATATGTGCGGATGCTTCGCGGCTATTGCGACGACAAGATAGAGAAGCTATCTGATTACGTCGTTGACGGGAAGATTGCCTAATTGAAGCCATTTCGTAAGATTCAAAATGAGGGGATTTAGTGCCTTTTTTACCTCATTATCTGGGGTTATCCCATATTCCTCGAAGAAGTTCAGCGCCTGTTCAATATTGAAAGCAAGATTGACGACCTTCTCGGCTGCCATCATATAGGCGAATTCGTCGGGCCTTGTGGACATTGTCACCTAAATTTTGTTATTGTTGCTAATTAAAACTTAGAGTATACCCAGTTTAGAGCAAGAGACGTTTTGCCTACTACATTTATCGGCGCAATAGGAGACCTCGCCAGTCTCAA